GAGTCGAGAGTGGCCGAGAGCGTTCCGACCTGCCCGATGAGTCCGCCGTCGATGTCGAGGGACGGCGAACCGAACCCGTCGACCGCCGCGTCGCTGAGCGTGCGAGCCGCTCCGGCGACCCCGCCCTCCATGTCCTCGATGCCCCCGGCGAGCCCTTGGCCGATGTTCTGGCCGAACCCGCGGAACAGGCGCGAGGGCGAGTGAATGCCGAGGAAGGCGAGGAACCCGTCGACGGCGCCGCCGATGATGTCAAGCAGCGCGGCTCCGACTTGACCGGCCGCGCGCCACAGTCCCGACACGAGGCCCGCGATGAGGTCGATACCGGCGCGGAGGAGTTGGGGCACGGCTTGGAGGACCGCGCCGATGAGCGCCGGGATGACTTGCGTGAGGATCGTGCCGATGAGTTGCGGCAGGACGCGGAGGACGGCCTTGACGAGCGAGAGGAAGAGCTCGATGCCCGTGCCGATGAGCGTGGGCACCATTCCGACGAGCGTTTGCACGAGAGACGGCAGGATGCCCACGAGCGTCGTGATGAGCGTGGGCAGCATTTGGACGACGGCCATGACGAGACCGAGGAAGAGCTCGACGCCCGCGGTCAGGATGCCCGGGAGCATTCCGAGGATCGTCGTGATGAGCACCGGGAGGAGCTCCAGGACCGTCGTGAGGAGCACGGGGACGAGCGTGATGACGGCTTGCACGAGGCCCATGAAGAGGTTGAGCCCGGCCTCGACGATTTGCGGGAGCATGCCGAGGATGGCCGCCGCGATGGCCGGGAGCATGCTCACGAGCGTCGAGAGCAATTGCGGCAGGACGAGCAGCACGGCCGAAACGAGGCTCGAGAACAGGCTCAGCGCGGCGGTGAGGAGCATGGGCACGAGGCTCAGGAGCGTCGTGATGATGGTGGGCACCATGCCGAGCACCGTGGACAGGAGCGGCGGGAGGGTGTTGAGGAGCCCCGTGATGAGCGCCGAGAACGATTGGACCGCGGCCATGAGGATCGCGGGGGCCATGTCGAGAACGGCGGTCAGGATCGAGGGGACGGCCTCGGCGAGGGCGGAGAGGATGCCATCGCGCGCCTCGGCGGCTCCCGTGATGAGCCCGACGAGCACCTTGGTAAGGGCTTGCGGGTTGCCGGTGCTGATCGCCGCGAACACGTCGAGGATGCCCTCGCGCAGCTTGAACAGGACGTCGATGGCAGGGTCGTCCTCGTAGAGCCCGATGGCTCGGAAGAAGCTGGCCTCGTAGTTGCCGTTGAACAGGATGTCGATGACGCCGGTAGCGACCTCGGTGATGGTCGTGAGGAGTCCGACGGCGCCGCCCATTGCGGGCATCGCGGAGGAGAAGAGGGTCTCGCCGAACGTGCCCCAGGCGTGGCCGAGGAGGTCGACCTTTCCGGCGTAGGTCTGGGCGTAAGCCTGGCCCGAGCCGCCGAATTGCGAGTTGAGCTCGCCGAGGATGATCTTTTGGGCCTCGGCGACTTGGCCGGTTTCGACGAGCGAGGCGATGACGGCCTTTTGGTCGTCGGTAAAGGTGATACCCACGCGGGAGAGGGCGGAGATTCCGGCGACGGGATCGTTGAGCGCCTTGCCGAGTTGGATGGCTCCGCCCTTGGCGTCGGTGCCCATGGCGCGTGCCATGTCGGTCATCGCGACGACGGTTTGGTCGAAGATGTCGTTACCGGCGCCCGCCTCGTTCTTGATGTTCTTGAACGTGAGGAGGAGGTTGGCGCCCTCTTGGATGCTCTCGGCCTCGGTGCCGGTGAGCCCCTCCAGCTTTCCGGCGAGGGCCTCGACGCCCTCGGCGGTGACGTTGGCGGCGTTGCCGGTGGACTTGATGACGTTGGCCGTTTGGGAGTTGATCTGCTCGACGCGGCCAAGCGCCTCGATTTGCTCCTTGCCCCAGGAGACGATGGCCCCGGTGGCGAAGACGCCCGCGACGACCCCGGCGAGCGGCCCTAGGGCGGACGATGCCGCGCCGAGGATGCCGTCGCCGAGGGCCTTGCCGCCGCTCTTGCCTACGGGGCCGAGCTCCCCGTCCAGCGCCGAGCCGAAACCCTTTGTCGAGGGGACAACGTTGAGGGTTGCGTGGCCGATGACGTTGGACATGGGAGCTCCTAGTCGGGTTGGGAGAGTCGCGCGCGTTGCGCGTTGAGGCGACGTCGGAGGTCGGCGTACCGGGACGGTTTGCCGTTGCTTTGGGCGGCCTTGGCGAGCCACGGGTGGGGCTTGCCGGTGAGCGCCGAGTAGACGTGCGAGAGGAGGTAGTGCTCCCGGCCCCATGCCTCCTCGCCGTTACGGGCGAGGCGGACGGTGGCGGAGTCGGCGGGAAGGTGCTTGATGAGCACAGACAGGCGCCGGAGCGAGAGCTCGCCTCGGTAGAAGTCCGCGAGGGGGATGCCGTAGTGCCGTTGGAGGTCGGCCTCTACGGCATCCGCGCCCTCGCTTAGTACCGAGACGAGCGCGGTCAGTTTCCCTCGATACCGAGGGCCCCTTGGATGCTCTTGACGAACTCGCCCAGGTCGCCGACGGTGGCGTCGGAGGCGAGGAGGGTCTTGTGCTGATCGGGGCCGAGGATGGCCTTGAGGAAGGCGACGAGTCGGCCGTTCTCGTACTCGGCGAGGGCGACGATGGGCCACATGGTCGTCGGGGGAACGAGGTAGGTGTTGCCGTGGAACGGGACGGGGACGAGCGTGCCGTTGACCTCGTCGACGACGGGGTTGGACTTGGGGGCGGTGCGGGTGCGGGTGGCGTTTGCCATGGGGGTTCTCCTAGCGCGGGTTAGGTGGGGGTGCGCGGGCAGGGTGAAGCGCCCCGGGAGTCGCCCGCGCGACGACTCCCGGGGTGGGAGGGGATGGGGAGGGGCGCTTACGCGTCCGGGTCGGTCTCGACGGTGGTGTAGAGGGTGCCGTCCTCGTCGGGGAAGATGACGACGGTGATTTCGTAGACCGTGGGGTCGGTCTCCGACTCCTTGATTTCGCCGATTTCGTCGACCTCGGTGATTTCCGCGATGCGGCGCCGGACCTTGTCGCCCTCGCGGGTCTCGAAGCCGATGGCGAATTGGTCGCCGCTCGTGGGGGTCTTGATCTTGGAGGTACGCACCCCCGCGACGGTCGAGCGGGTGGAGCCCGGGTTGACGAGCTTGAACGTGGTGGCGTTGTCCTCCAGCGCGACGAACTTGATGGTTCGCTTGTGCTTGCTCTTGGAGCGCTTGAAGAGCTTTCCGCCCCAGGCGTAGTGCTCGGAGGTCTCGGCCTCTCGGGCCTCGGTAAAGCCCTCTTCACCGTCGAGGAGTCCGACCAGGCCCCAGCCCTCGCCCCACGGGGAGGTCAGGTCGTCGGGGCCCGGGGTGCCCTTGGTCGCGATGTAGACGTCGGCGTCGAGCCAGAGGTTGGTGTTGTCGGCATTGCCGCTCATGGTGTGCCTTTCAGTGGTTGGACGACCGCGTCGAGGAGCACCGTGGCGAGGGGCTCGGCCGTGTCGGGGACGAGGAGGCCGCGCACGAGCTCGGCGAGGTTGTAGGCGTGGCCCTCGTCGGCGGCGTTGACGTTGATGCGTTGGCGGTCGACGGAGCGGATGCCGCGGATGACGGTGCCGCCGTCGCTCCCGACGTGGATGTAGGGGCGGGGGCGGGTGGTGTCGTCGCCGGTCGTGGGCTTGGTGGAGACGGTGGCCTCGCGGGCGTACCGTTCGGGCCGGTCAGCGAGGAGGGTGCGGAGGAGGTCGCGCGTGTAAACGGCGGCGTGGGGGAAGAGGAGGAGCTCGCGCATTACCGGGCCTTGAGCGGGTATCCCGCGGCGGATGCGGCCTTGGCGAGGTAGCCGTGTTTCGCCTCTAGGGCCCCGGCGCCGGGGTGGACGATGGTGACCGACGCGGCGGCGGAGAGCTTGGCCTCGTGGGTGTCGGTGTCGACGACGACGTCCCCGGAGTGGGTGTCGATGAAGGCGAGGTTTCCGGCGATGTCGTCGGCGGCATCGAGGAGGGCGGCGGCCATGTCCTCGCTCTTGAGGATGGTGAGCATGGCGCCGCGGTCGAGGGCGATGTCGAGTTTCATGGGCTACCTCGTGACGTGGCGGACGAGCTTGGCGACGGTCAGGGTGTCCATCGCGAGGGCGGGCTTGGTGAGGGGTTCGCCGTCGATGCGCCACACCTCGCCGCGGTACTCGATGCGGTCGAGCTCGGTGAGGTCGGGGCGAGGGCCGTCGATGAGGAGGCGGCGCTCGTTGTTGCTCCGCACGACGGTCACGCCGTCGCTCGTGGAGGCGACCTCTTGGATGTCGGCGCCGCGGATGCGTGTTCGCTCGGGCGCATCCCAGGTGCGGACGGTGTCGCCGACGGAGTCGGCGCGCTCGACGGCGCGGAGGCGGTAGACGGGCTCGTGAGGGAGGAGGCTCAGCATTAGGCGACGTCGTCGGGGTCGATGAGGGGCACGGGGCGGGAGCCGTCGGAGACGTTGGTGAGTACGGGCACGGTCGGGGGGAAGGTCTCGAAGGCGCTGGGGGTGCGGACGGAGCCGACGCCGGAGCGGCGCCGGGTGGCGGCGCGGCGAAGTTGCATGACCTCGCGGCCGGTGAGGTACACACCGGAGGACTCGGCGAGGCCGACGGAGTGCTCTCCGCGGGTCTCTTGTTGGATGCCGCGGGGGTTCTCGTACTCGCGGCGGGCGGCTTTGAGGATGACGAGCTCGACGACGTCGGGGGCGGCGGTGCGCCAGCGGTCGGCGGTGGTGTCGGCGACCTCGGCGAGAGCGAGGATGGTGGCGTCGTCGAGGGCGTCCTCGGCGCGCGCGAGGTCTGTGTCGTCGAGCGACCCCTCGGGGACGCCGAGGCGGCGCTCCAGCTTGGCGACGGCGGGGGGCAGGGTGGCGGGCATGGGGCGCTCCTAGACGGCGAGAGCCCCG